TTGCTCCGATACTCATCCCAGCTGGTAATGATAACGCACTCCAAGTAATACCGTCAGATGAGTTCTGCATACCAGATAATCCAACAGCTAAGTAATGCCCATTATCAACAATGATGTGTGTTATTGATGAATCAAGGCCAGCAGTAGTATGAATCTTACTCCAGCTCTTACCGTCAGGTGAAGTTGCTACTTGATCACCATCACCATAGATAAAGAACTTACTTCCATCCCAGGCAGTAAATTTAAAGTTTGGTGTTGGATAAACCCAATCTGGATCATCACTAACTAAAATAGATGGCTTGTTAATTCTAACCCATACGTTACCATCATCTGACCAAAATACACTAGCAGAGTTAACATCTATACCAACGAAACGAGTTGGGCTTGCAGATACTTGACGGAGTTTGATGTCTTTTGCTACTACGACATAGTTGCTGGTAAATTTGTGAGCAAATAGAGTGTTATTCGCAAAGGGGGTATTATCAGGCAAATTAAACGCCGACCCGCCAAAAATCATCAATTTAGTTCCGCCCTCAAATAGTTGAACGCCAGCCGTAGTTAATGTTAGATTTTTAACTCTATCGTCAACATCTGGACCTGGAACTATAACTGGTTTATTTGTTCCAAATGGGTCAAATCCGTTGTCAGGAGTATAATCAGATAAAATCACACCTGGTTCTATTGTTGGTGATTCTGACTCAACATGGTATGTCGGCTCAGGTGGCGGATTAGGCAGTGGGTTCTGTATTACAGTAGGTGGATGAATTGACCCACTAACACCATCGTTTGAACTAATTTTCTTCCAAGCTGACCATGACTGCTGATCCAAATTACCAGATGTGTAAGTGCATGTTGAATAGTAAAGAGTTATCTTTGTATCTACTGCATACTTATCAACACCCGTTTCATCGTAGAATGGCTTTTGCTCAAATGTAGTTACTTCTGGAATGTTGTAAAAGTTCTGTATAGTTCCGCCAAGTGAAACAGAAAGTGTTGACCCAGGTTTAACTTTGCGTGACGCTAATAATTCAGGAGCAGTTATTGTATCGCCAAACACCAAATAGTCGTGTGTCCAAATACCTGCTCGTGTAGTCGTGTTAACTAACAATCCATCACCAAATAAATTTGGCATAATGTTGGACGGCAAGGTAACTTCTTTTTTAACTGGTAATGGTTCCAATCCAGCTGCTGTTACTGCATTACTTGCGGCTTGAGCTTGTGCAGAAGCATTTGCTGCTGCTGCTTGAGCAGCCTCAGCCGCCGCTGTTGCATCTTCAGATGCATTGATAGCGTTACTTACAGCCAACTGAGTTGCTGGGTCTATTGATGATGCTGCGGTAACTACGGCGGCGGCATCCTCAGAACTCAGCCCAAAGATCCCTGCTAGGGTAGCACTACCACTAAAGATACCACCTGGGCCAAACCAGTTTAGCTTAGTTGCAAGGTAACCAGCTATCAACCCAAGCGACATACCACCAACGGCTGCGCCTGTTGAATCAATTACTGGCGTCTGATACGGTAATGCATCTGGCGTCTGAACATAAGTGTATGGGTATGCCGCGCTTGGATCACTGAACGAACTTGAGCCATAAGCATTTGCAGCACGAACTTTAAAATAGTAAGTGCCACTGCTCAATAGCACAGTCTTATACGATGGTGTATCACCTGTCAGAAACGGACCACCATTCTCTGCTCTCATTGTGCCCAACATCGTATACTTGCGAGCAGAGTCAGGTGTAGCAGTATCTTTAGTATACCAGAACTCCATCTCTGTAACAATGCCAATTGGCACCACACCGTGAATAGTAAACGATGGTTGAGACGAAATAGTAGCTGCACTTACGGTTGGTGCAACTGGTGTAGCGATTGGTGCTGCACTTGGAATGCTGTGACCTATACCGATAAGCGGCACAAAGTCAGTGATGTCTTCTACAGTGTAAACATCAGCATTATACGACTGGCCAGTAATCTCAACAGTTAGTTCACCTGAATCTGATTCAGTTTTACGAACACGAATTACTTTAAACAGTTTTGCTGCCCAACCGTATACTGAATTAGTTACACTTACCACATCGCCAATAGCGACATTGTATTTGCTGTAATCAGTGGTAAATGTAATCGCCAAATCTTCTCGTGATTGACGCAAATCTAAGTTAGCCAGCACTGTTGCTTGAACTACATTGTTGACAAACTCGTGGTTTAACTGTAGCGTGTTTCTTGGTTCATTTGCGTTCTGATAGATTTCAGGTAAGTCAAAGCGAACAAAGTTACTCTGATCTTTTAACACTGCGTATGGGAACTGAACTTCTACTTTGTTGTAATAACTGTCTAACGCACTACCACTTATTGAGATAGACCCAATAATGTTGCTGTCATTAAATGCTAGTGTAGTAGCAGTTGCCTTGTTGACAATAATAGACCACTTACCACTGGTGATGTCATAACTGATGAATGACCCAGCACTTGCTGCGATCTTCTCAATGTTATCTAACACATTACCTGCTGTTGATACAACACCGTTAATGAGATAGCGTGGTTGTGCTGGATAAGTGCCTAGCGTAATGCTTTCACTTGCGTAAGTGCCTAACGCGACTAACAATGCATTGTCAATGAGTGATTCAGGTATACCAGCACCATACATTTGGTTTGTCATGTAATCGTGAAGCACATCCTCAGGACGAGTGATTGTGTTTCTTACATGAAACTTTAACTGTGGTATTGCGTGCAAACCTTTGCTTGGGTCATAGTTCATTTTTACTACCGCAAACACTGTGTTTTGCATTGTAGTGGATGAATCCCAACCAGGCATTATTGTATAAGCAGCACTAGGTAATGTGCCACTTATTGGTGTCGTTGTGCCACTTATACATGGCAACATTGGTGTATTGCTATTGCCGTTGTATAGATAAACTCCTACTAGACCGTGAGGATTATTATCAACAACACCAGTATCGTCAGTCGTATAATCAATGGTGGTACCATTTGCCATCCAAGTTATTTTTTGATTACTCAAGTAAATGTCATCAATCGTTATTGATGAAGCAGTTCTTGAATTTGGATTGTTTGGATTACTTGAGAAAATGTCGCCAGTAGTTTCACATAACGCGATCACAGCATACATTTCTTTGCTGTTGTTGACTAACTGAACATCAACTATAGTTCCGCTAAAGTAAGAGTTGCCATACGCAACTGGTATTTTATTTTCAGTTGCTGGTTGTATTTGTTGGCGAGTGCCTTGTGGAGTGGATGATGCTGACGCAGGGTTTTCGTTTTGCCCACGCAAATAACTCATTACCCCAAAGCCGATTGCCATACGGGCGAGTGAAGCTGCAAAGCCTTCTCCACCTAACCAGCTAAACATTGACCCAATTGCTGATAGCCATCCCATAATCTTTTAATCCTTTATACTATTTAACCATTAACGGTACTTGTGGTCGTCGTAGCACTTGATGCCGCTGACACTGCATTTGCTTTGTCTGATCCAAAGTCAAAGGTCGCATCTGCAATCACTGCTACACGATTAAACGCTGTATCGCCTGGGAACCAGAAGTTTTGATCTGCCTGATTTGTTCTTCTGCCTGATACTCTTTTTGCTAAAACTGACATAATAGATGAGCATACTAGAGTTGCTGTTGTTGTTACTGATTGGCTACCACTGTTATCGTAACCCTCTTCAAATGAGAAGTTATTAACAACACCGCTAAACTCTAACACTGGGTTGCCAGGTATGTTTAGTATCTGACTTGAAGTTGAGTTAAAGAATGCACGACGAATCTCTACTGGTGACCCTTTAATTGGGTTTGCAATAATGTCTGCCATGTATTGATTTGGTATCGCAGATAGTGTAATGCTTACATCAGCGGCGGTTGCCTTCATGTCTGAAGTAATCTGTGTCACATTAAGTAGGGCACCAACTGCTGGGTATGAATAAGTTTGCCCATCTGATTCAGTGATAGAGAAAGGAACACTATGCGACGACATTCTAATCACAACAGGTAATCCATTTTCCATTACAGTCATCTTAACAAAGGTAGATTGCTGAACAGAAGTTAGTGAAGATAGATTAAGTAATGAACTCATTATGCTAATGACTCCATAAACGCAAACTCTCCATTCCACTCAACACGGTCATAACTTACTATCTTATAGTCTGGTAGTTGAATGCATACGACTGACCAGTTTACATCCTGACCAACAATAATAGATGCTGACCCAGTCGCTTCAAGTATTGGCCTATTAACCATTGCTGTGGTTGCATTCCACGCTACATCGTCAACAATAGAATAAACACGATTGCTGCCTTGTGGTTGTATTAAATCACCTGACTTAAATCTATAGCCTGAACTAATACTTCCACCAGAAACACCTATGATGTCACTGCCTTGTGTAAATGTCATTGTTTGTGTGCCAACTACATTGCCTTGATAGCCAAACAAGTAAGCATAATCAGATCCAGCAAAGTTGATGGTTGTCACTGTAAACTTATCTACCTTATCAATCTTCTCAATGTAACCTCGTGATTCAGTCCAGCGAGCACCTGGTGATGGAGTAACGATAAATCGCCATACATTACCATTACGCGATACAGAACGAATTGTCTGATCACGAGAGATAGTTTGTGCTACTACCGCTCTCTTGTTGATGGTTAAATCAACTGCGTTGTCTATAATCCATTGAAATTCTGTAGTCATTTTATCTACCTCCTCTTGGAGATCCTTTTTGTGTTAGTGCGTATAGTAACTCTGGTTGTTGAGCAAGCAGTTGTTGAAATGATCGCGCATCTACTGCATTAATGTTGTAAGTCACTACTGTGCCCAGTGCATTGTTTGGCGTAACTGTTCTACCAGCCGCTCCAGACAACAATTCAGGACCACGCTCGCCAACTAATACTGGACCGTTCGTTGGAATCATACCGCCATTAGCAAAGCCAAGTAACTTACCTATGCCAGAGAAGAGATCGTTACCACCGCTACCGTTACCTTTACTTGAGAACATTCCAGCCATTAACTTTTGTATGTCATTACGCATCATCATCTCAACAACTGAACTGATAAAGTCTTTAAACGCAAATTTACCAGTCTTAGCAAAGTTAATTATCAAGTCTTCCATACCCTTAGTAACATTTTCAAATGCACGTTTTGCTTGATTGGCAGCATTAGTTGCATTCTCAACATAGTCGTTGAATGCTTGTTGCCATCCTGTGGAGAATTTACGCGAGTTGTCGTATTCTTCCTTAGTTACATCACGTAGTTTTTGTGCACCTTCTAATGCTGCTTTGTAATACGCTGCGACTTCCTTTGTATCAAGTGGACGGCCAATGCGAGCTTCTTCTGCTTCAATAGCTGCTTTTGCTGATGCTTTTGCAGCTTGTTCGATGTCGTAATACTTTTGCTCAAGTGCAGTCATTGTTGATTTTGCAATGTTATCTTGCACATCCTTGATCTTATTCTGAAGATCAATTTGCTGTTGTATACCATACAAGCGAAGTTGCTCTAACGACTCAAGTCTATTAGTATTTTCAATTGCTGATTTTAATCTCTTTTCTTCTATGGCACCTAACTCTTTTACTTTTGCAATTTGATCATCGTAAGTTTTACCAAGGCCAGCTTGTAATTCTTCTTTAGACAACTTACTCCTTGCTAAAGTAAGTTGATCAATCGCATCTATTGTTTTCTTATAAGATGCTTCTTGTGCTGTCACTACGTCAACATACTCTTTGCTCTTACCTATGAGTGAATTTTGTAGCAAAATAGAATCGAATACTTCATTGCTGTTTTTTGCAAATGCTTTGCTTACTTCACCAATAGCAATCTTTTGTTTTGCAAAAGCATCTACTACTTTACGACGCGCCAGGGCCTCTTCCTCTGCTTGCTTGCGCATTTCTTCACCATGCCTAATTTGTTCAGCTGTGGTTGCTGCATTTCCACCACGGCCGCCCCCTGCACCTGTATCAGCCAGGGTTGTTCTTTGTGGGTCAGAAGTAACACCTGATTTTAAACCAAGGAATTCTTTAAACTTATCGTATGCTTTGCCAACTCTTTTAATAAACCAATCAATAACGTCAAAGTCAAAAGCAAATTTAATAGCATACTGTAACGCAGTAAGAGCAGTTACAAGAATACCAATGTACGGTATCATCCGTGCCAACCCAAGTGCCATACCAGCAGCACCAACACCAATTGCAAGCAAGCCCCGAACTAGAAAAGTTAACCTAGTACCTAGTACACTTACTGTTATAGCTACTTCTTTCATTATTGAAGTTCCATTAGCCCACGCTTTAAAATAGGCAGTAGGTACGTATTTGGTGAATTGTAGCCACAATCTACCTAGTGTAGTTTGTAAACTAGCGATTCCGACACCTGCTGTGGCTATTGATGCTGTAAAAGTAAAGATTCCAGATTTAAATAACGCAAACGCCGCAGCAGTAGATGCCACCAATGATGAAATTAATCCAAACGCCTTTCCAAATGCTACCAGGCTAACTGCGGCTGCTCCAAGTTTGACCACAGCATCAACAAACTTATCTACTTGTTCTTGCTTTAGATTTCCTACAAAATTAGCCAGTGGTTCTAATACTTTAAGCAACGAAGCTCTTAGAGTATTCATTCCAGCATCTAGTTTCTTTTGTATCTGATCAGCTTTCTCAACACTTGTAGCAAAGTTTCTCGCACCTGCCGTTGCAGACGCAAAATTATCATTGACACCCACCAAGTTAACACTCTGAAACGATTTACCCAATAATTGTGCACTTATTACTGCCCTAGTTGAAGCATTACTTATACCCGCTAATCCAGACACTACCTTCTTGAGGATGTCTTCTTCACTCAGCTTACGCAAGTTATCTAACGATACACCTACCTGGCTAAATGCGTATTGAGCGGCAACACCACCATCAGCAGCTTCACCAATAGAGTTTACTAACCTGAGTAAACCTGTTGATGCTGTCTCTGCATCACCACCATTTAGTAATACTGCTTGATTAAATCCAAGGATGGTTTGTGTTGCGACACCAGTAGCATCGCGCAAGTCGTTCATTGAATCAGCAAAATTTAGAACATTCGTAACCATTGCCCCAATTGCTAACCCTGCCATTACACCTTGTAGTTTGGAGAACGATGAAGTAAGACCTGAAATCTTACCTTGTAAAGTATTAAGAGCGGTTATTGCACCACTTGTCTGAACACCAACTGTATACTGTAAATCTGCCATGTTACTATTTCCTTACTATTTGTTTTGACCGTTTTTTTATAAAGTTCTCTGTTGGCTTTATCATACCATCAGGAGCCTGGTCACTTCGTCCTGAATCTAACTCAGATGCATAAGGGTATCTCGCTTTAATTGTTTCTTGTGACAGTGTTGTTTTGCGACGAGCATTGCCTGATTTTACTGGAGTTTGTTCAACAAAGAATGCATACGCTTCTTTAGGCAATTTTGACAAGTTAGCTTTTATCTTTTTTAGACTTGGCGTAATTTTATCATTTACTGTTAAGCTATTTGCCATAATTTATACCTCTTCAGTTATTTAACTGATTTTTGAATGCGTGTTAGCTCAGCCAGGGAATAATCTTCAGGTTTTCTTGGTAGTGGCTTACCGCCGTTTTGTGATAACTCTTCTTTATAGTTGCTCCAACGAGCCCCTACATCTAATACTCTGAGGTCGAATGTTGTGGCCCGAGCCAATGCCTCTGATGGTAAGCAATGATACCTGCTTGCTAGATTATCTATTGTAACAAGCATCATTGTCTCATTTGATTTAGGGTCAAACTCGGGAGTTATTTTCCCAGCAAATCAACAATCTTTGCGATTGCTTCCATTAACAGTTGAGTTGGTAGCATGTTGCCTTCTGAAATGATCTGTTTACCATCGTCAGTCAAGATCAATGTGCGAACAATGTCAATAATTTGTGATGCATTCTCTTGCGTAGTATTTGCCAATTTCATAAACACATCAAGTGGTTGGCGATCCCAAGTCCAGAACTCGATTGGAGTGCCGTCTTCTGAGAAGTCTTTAACTAATGTCTCGTTGTCGATAACAACTTTAATAAGTTGTGGTTTTGCTGCAAGTTGTGATAGTTTCATTTAATCTGCCTTTCTGTTTAGTAATGTGTTAAGAAGAACTAACGAGAAATTTAGACGACTCATTGCTTTAGCGATGTCGCGGGTAGCACACTCTATCTCATTCTTTGACTTAGCTGTTTCTGCCAGTAAAGATTTAAGCAACTCTTGATCTGTCTTTTTGTCTAAGATGTCCATCTATTAATCCTCTGTTTAACAATAGTATTTATAGTCGTAGAAAAGAGACTGCCTTTTACGGCAATCTCTAATCAGGTCCTAAGGTAATAGGATTCTTTAAACCAATGCTAAATCGCGGTCAACAGTGATGGTGATTGGAGTAACCCAAACTGGACTGTCAACTGATACTGTTGGAGTAACACCAGTCACATAGCCTTCACCAGAGTAAATTGATGCGCCCATGTTAATAGTGAAACCAACTTTAACACTACCATTAGTAAGTCCAAATAGACCTAATACAGATGCACTTCCTGCGACATTATCAACGTCTACAGCAACGCCTTCAAATTGATCTTTGTCAATCACAATGTTAGTGCTGATGCTGTTTGTCGATGTCGTTGGAATCTGACGCTTGCCTGCCGCATTCATCTGTGTCCAGGTAAACACGTCTTTTGCCATTGGCATT